CTGTATTTGAACCCGATATTAGCATCGATGTTTCAGATGAGAAAATAATTCTATCGAGACCAGCCTCATATTTTTTAACAAATAGTTCGTAGTTGAAAGTATCACCTATTGTATCCGTGTTACTTGGATTTCTGAACACATTTATATCATCCCAGTATATGGTCGAGCCTGGTTTCATGTTTTCTAATCGTATACCTAATTTTGCTGTCTGTGGAAATTTAATATTCTTAGTCACACTTATTTGTTTCCATTCTGTTTCATTCAATCCAACTTGTTTGGAAGTTGCAATACCACCAGCTGAGGTGACAGAATCCGGTGAAACTTTCACACTTGTTAGGTCTTCTTCCCAATTTACAACCTCTTCGTTTGAATCCAATTCAAAAATTCTAAGTCGTGCCAGAGAATCAACAAGACTTGCGGAAACCTTTGCAAATGCTGAGAACGTAAACGTCTGACCTCTTACTGCATCTGTGATAGATGCCTGACTTGAACCAAAGGTTGACGAGGGGTTGTTAAAGAAAAAAGAATAGGATGTTCCCTCTGATAATGTGTTCTTGTGTTCTAATGCTTTGGTACTTGTTCTCGATACATTCGAACTACTAACAACTTTTAACTCACCACCAAATGCAGTCTCAGCTAATGACTGTGTGACAAATGGTGGATTGAATAATCCACTAACCTCAAAAGACGGATTAGGAAAAAGGTTTGTTTCTACTTTCTTTTTCCTAAGCATTAGAGAATAAAAATCACCGTCATATATTGGGAGTAAAGAGGAACTTACTTCTTTCTGACCTGTAGAGCCAGACAATATAAATGATACTGTTCCGAAGTTATCTGATGACCCGTTATCCTTCAGTTTGATAGCCCATCTATCATCCTTTTGTAAAAGTACTTGGTTGGAGCTACTCACGGAAGCAAATCGTAATTCAACTGTATCTGGTTTTCTACTTGATAAAGTGTCATCTGACCAACTGCTGGAAACAAACTGAGCTCCTCTGAAACCTAATGCCTTTGTAAATCTTCTAGATATTTCGAATGCATCTCTTTGTTTTATCTCTTGTAACCCACCGTATTCACGGACTCGAAGTATTGTTGATGGTATACCAAAACAATTCAATAATCCTTTGAGTGAATTGATTGTTCCTTTTGTTTTCAAAAGATAGGGCATACTTGAGATAAGTCTTTTAGTTATCTCTTTGGTGACATCCACCTCAGGTGGTGAATCAAGAGAACCAGAGGTGTAGAGGGAATATCCACCACCCTCTAGTTTTTGTCCAAACCCTGCTTGACTTAAATCTAACAAATCCTTACCATCATTAGTATCCCAGCCTAAAGATTTTGCAATGTTGTAAATCAAATCTCTTGAAAAACCCTCGGTCAAATCTGATTGTCTATCAGTTATATCCGATAACGCTTTTATAAATGACCATAATTCATCGAATTGTTGTCCAATCATATCCATGAAATCAAGAAACTGTGTGTTTAGATTATCTTCTGATACATGCTGGGGTAATAAATTTACCAATCTATTATTATTCTCTGTGTCGTAAAGTGATGCACTAAATAATTGTCCGGTCTTTGATGGTATTGAGCCGTACCAAGATATAAAGTCGGAGTTTGACGAACTTACTGGAACAAAGGGGTCGTCATATGTACCACTACCAGTCTTAGGCCATGAGGAATTAAAAAACTCACCCATAGAACTTGTAACATAAGTCGTGACATCGTTGTATAGAAAATTTTCATATCCGTCAAAATTATTTTTTATTGTTTCACTTGGATTTTTTATTGATGGTTGTATTCT